CTGAACAAAAATTTACAATTAGCCCCGACAGCGTTCATTTGCTTGAGCCTATTGCGGGTGATGTTGTAATGGATGATGCGACAATATTTGAGATTGGCCCTGACGGGATACCAGAACATTTTAACAGACACGGCCCGTTAAGAATACTAGCACGAAAAGGTGTTCCCTTCATGCGGCCTGAAAGCGAGTAATGAAAAGTAAAACCATCATCACCCAAGTAACTAAATACGGGCGCATACCTGAAAGGGCATTAAACGAAATACTTTGCTACGCTGCGAGGACGATAGGCAAGGAAATATCAATAACGATAGGGCAATACGTTAAGCAAAGGTCACGGGCGCAAAATAGTTTTTTCCACGGGGCGTTTATGGATGCGGTAATGGATATGTACCACGAAGTGGGTAATGATTATACCAATGACGAGGTAAAGCAGCAACTTAAAAGTCGTTTCGGGCTGAAGAAAAAAGTCACCGCGCCGGATGGAAAAGTAACGGAAGAGCTTGTATCTACCAGAGAATATACTACAATTCAGATTGAAGATTTTATGACTAAAATTAGAGCGTGGGCTGCGCCGTTTAAACAGTTGCCGTTTCCGAATGAATGACTTTATGACAAGAAGCAAGAAAGAAATGGTTGGGCAGAGGTTTGGCAGATTTTTTATATTGTCTTATGTTAATGGTTGCGGAAAAACACCAGCAAGATTTTTCTGCGCCTGTGATTGTGGGAATAAACTTTTTGTGCATGCTGGGTCGGTGGTGTATGGCAAAAGTAAGAGCTGCGGGTGTCTTTCAAGGGAGATTTCCTTTTCAAGAAATATAAAACACGGTCACTATATAAATTCTAAGCAGTCCCCTGAATACAGAAGTTGGGCCGGTATGCACACCAGATGCGGGAATAAAAAGGATAAATCGTATAAGAATTACGGCGGTAGAGGGATAGAGGTTTGTGATGAGTGGAGTAATTTTTCTAATTTTCTTAGAGATATGGGTTTGAGGCCGTTTGCAAAACACAGTATTGAAAGAATTAATAATGACGGCGATTATTGCAAGCTTAATTGCAAGTGGGCCACAAGTATCGAACAAGGAAGGAACAAAAGAAATAGTAGAATTTTATTATTAGAAGAAGGGCCGATGGTTTTATCAGCCGCATGTGAAAAATATAAGATTAAATCCACAACAGTATGCGAAAGACTCAAAAAGGGATGGGGCGATAACGTGGCAGTAAAACACAAAATCAGGGGGCATAAATGAGTGAATTTACTACAGCGATATGCGCGGAAATGGCAAGCAGGGGTTATCCGTTGCCGCTACCGGGTGAGCAAACAACGGAAGCGAGGGTGTGATGGGTGATAAGAAATTACAGGAATTTTTTGGTAAGGTTAGCAACTCTCCTGATAGGGGGAATTATACCGGCAAAACGCAGGGTGGTCTTGAGCAGGCTGTTCCAGCTTCATATCAATCTCCAGATAGTTTAGGTTTCGCTGGTGACTATGCTGCATGGGGTCAATTAAAGGACGACTCTTACATATCGGTTGGCGTTGCCTGTAACAAAATACCTTCTGGCTTTTATCGCCCCGTTATGACGCAGATAGGAATTACTATCCAAAAAATGAAGTTGTCGAGTGACCAGCTATTGCGCCTGCCTGATTCGCAAAGCAATCGGGTGGTTGATGAGATAGCGAAATTCCGTGATTTGGCGCTAAACTTTAAAAGCCGAGGCCTATTGCATAAACGTGGCGTGCTGTTATGGGGGCCTCCGGGCAGCGGCAAGACCTGTACGGTGCAGCAGGTATTGAGTCTTTTGGTTGATAAGCACAATGGCGTAGCACTTCAAGTCGAACACCCGCAAAACTCTGTGCTGGCTTTGCAGATGATTCGCAGGGTTGAGCCAGAGCGCCAAATTGTGGCGGTTATGGAAGATATAGACGCGCTAGTTGACCGGCATGGTGAATCTGAATACTTGGCGCTGCTTGATGGCGAATCGCAAGTGGATAACATCGTTTATGTGGCAACCACCAATTATCCTGAACGCCTTGACCGCCGCTTTGTAGACAGGCCATCGCGTTTTGATACAATCGTTTGGATAGGAATGCCTTCGGCAGACGCGCGCAGGGCTTACTTGAAAGCAAGAGAATCAAAATGGGAGAAAAAGGAGCTTGATTATTTGGTTGATAATTCCAAAGACTTTTCTATCGCCCACTTGCGTGAGCTTTTAATCCTCACGAAATGCCTTGGGTACAGCGCTGAGGAAGCTATTGACCGGCTTTCTAGTATGCGTCTAAAGCCGCCAGATTCTAACAATGCGCCTAATAAGAAAAAAGTTGGGTTCGCTGCATGACCACCACAAGCAACATACTATGAGCAACGCGCCGACAAAGGAGCAAAAAGCAAAGTGGGAAAAAATGAGAGCGTTAGGCTGTGTTTTATGCGGAGCAACGGCAAGCATACATCATTGCGGAACTGGTATGGGGGGGCGTAAAGACCATGATAAAGTTGCCCCGTTGTGTCACGAACACCACCAAGGAAAGCAAGGGATTCACACGCTTGGCAGAAAACGGTGGCAGCAAATTTACGGCACTGAACAGGAGCTAATGGCTAAAGTAGATAGATTGCTTGGGATAACATTTTAAAGGAGGGTGTATGGCAGATATTATAGATTTTCCGGGTAAAAACGACGATGGGAGTTGGTTATACGGCACTTCTGAGGGGAGCGTTCTAATCACACCAGAAAAAGACAGAAACCTAACATTGGCCACTTCGTTGTTTTTATTAGAGGCTTGCAAAATATCGCTCTTAAAGGCCGCTGGGTATTTGCCTTATGATTTTATTAAAACTGATAAATAACCACCAACAGAAGGAGAGTTTATGCCGGAGAAGGGATATGAAACACCAGATACTGCTGCTCAGAGCAAAAAAAGAAACCATGATGACGAGCAATTCAAGAAATGGATGGAAGATACTTACGGCGTAACTTTTATTGATTGCACACCTAAGAAGGAAGATAAATCATGAAAATATTACTTTATATCAAAGCCTTCATAAGCGGGATGATGGGGAAGCCTGCCCTAGCCGATGGAAGGGTTTATTTTAGCGATGGAAAGCCACAGGTTATCAAAATGTCAATGCTGAATGACCCAACATGTTTTAATCCGTCAGAACTAGAGCGCATAAAGCCCAAACGGAAAGAGAGCAAGGTGACGGCGGGCATTGTTTTTGGGGATGCGGAGGTTCCTTTGGATTTTAAGAAACCCAAACGCAAGTATAAGAAAAGGAAGGCGAAGTGAAGCAGCTTTTAACCACCCTCTACATCTGCGGAAGCCTTGTTGCTATGGTATGCATGGCCAGTGAGATTGTAAGGCTTTATGGGGTTTGTGTAATTAAATAGGAAATAAATGCTTTTTAGTGCTTGACAATAGGTAATTACTTCCTGTATGGTACGTCATCGCAAGCAATTCAGCGGGCGAAACGAGGAGAAGCCAGATGACAAACACATTCAACCTTAAACAAGATGCTTATTACCCTATCCGCCATGACTTGTTGGGCGCATTAGAGCGTTATTTAAACCACGGTATTATGCCCGGCGGCTTCATGACTGCGGTGCTGGAAAACAATCTTAAAGAGGCTTTTGCCCGCGCAGATGATACTAATATCGAAAACATGAAAAACATTGTGGGTTATGTTTATAACAACATTCCTAGCGATTCATGGGGTAGCCGTGAGGCCGTTAATGCTTGGCTTGAATCCGTGACCGAAAAGGCGGCCTAGTCATGAAAAACACACAACGCTACGAGCTGACCAGCGAACGCACACAGGGCGAAAACTGGCATTACATTCATGATACCGTGACTGGTGGGTTTGTTGACCTATTCCCGAACTTGGCTAAGGCGCAGGAACGGTGCAAGGCTCTTAATGATGGGCGTATTGCACCGAGCGTTTACCGCCCGCTTACCAACATAGCCCGCATTGTGGCGCGTCAAATCGGGGGTGAGTTATGATAAGCGACACCAACTCACCGGCTTACAAAATAGCCTCTGATTTAGCAACCCATTGGCTCAAGTACCACAACGAGCAAATACTGGCGCAGAATTTTGATGCTCATACTGCCGGTATGAAGTTTTGGGAGCGCAGCGCGGTTAAAGAAACCTTCCAATGCCTCATAAGGAGCGCTTAATATGAAAATAGACGGAAGGCGCGGCGGTAATACACCAGAATCAGTACTGTCGCGTTTGGCAGGAGAGATAGCCTATACTTCTAAAAGGCTTTGTATCCGCCGCTCCGATGATTTTATCCGGTCACAATTAGCACAAGCTGCTGGGTGTATAGAGGCCGCGTTGGTTCACACTGAGGAACAATTAAACAGGAGTAATTAGTATGGGCTGCTTCGATGACATACCAGAAGATAGGGAGCCTCCAAATCCTTGCCGCGATTGCGAGGGTTCTGGTGAAATATTTGTTAAGCGTGATGCACAAGGGAAAGTAGATTTTTTAAGTGGCCGCGTCATTAATAATGAAACCATGAAATGTCAAAGATGCCACGGAGAAGGAGAGGAGCCATGAAAAGCGAAAAACATATTGAGTTTGAATATCTAGTATTGCCGCTTATGCGCTGGTTGCGTGAGAATCATCATCCGCATGTGACTGTGGTTGTGGATTCGCGGCACGCAGAATGCTTAGAGGGCTTGTATAACGTAGTATCGCCGGCGGAGGATTAATTCTATGTGGAAAAAACTCAAAGAACAATACCCGTTGGCAGGCTCGACGGTAATTGTAAGAACATCCAACGGGACGCTGGAAAGGGAAATGTATGAGTAATTCCAGTGATTTCTATGACATTCTAAATTGGCTCGAAAGTGTAACTGATGCCTTAGACGCAACAGTAAAAGAAACAAATAGCAGCAATTACACGCTCGTTAAACAGGCCAGAATCGCCATTAGAAAAGGCAAAGAACAATGGGGGAAATTATGAGCCTAACAATATGCGACAAGTGCAGCAACTTCATTGATACGGATGCCGACCCAGATTCAACGTATTTTGATAACAAATTCATATGCGAAGGATGCAGAGAGAATTTAACTGAAGCTGAATATGAAGAACACCAGAAGGCCATAAGCTCATGAAAGGTGAATTTAAAGCCCGTGGAAAGGATTTATTCGGCCACGGCTGGCAAACAAAGCTTGCCGAGCATTGCGGTTATGGGGTGAAGCAGATTAATAACATAGCATGTGAAAGGGTACAGCCCTGCTTGCTGCTCATGAAGTATTTAAGGCTCATGGGTAAATGCAGGGAGCTTGAAAAGAGGCTAAAGGGAAAACGTTAGATTTGCTTATTACGCCAGAAGTGTTAAAATCTAAGGTATGAGCAACGAAAGCCTTTATAAATGGTATGTCTACCAGCTGATAAACCCGCGCACAAACCTTGTGTTTTATGTGGGAAAAGGCAGCAAGAATAGGATAGACCAGCACGAGGCTGAAGCACGCAAAGGGGTATGCTCTAAAAAATGTAGATTAATCAGGGATATAGAATCTTCTGGGCTTTCGATTAATAAAGAAAAGATAGCCTATTTTTCTGACGAGCAGCTAGCTTACGATTTTGAAACAGACCTTATAGACAATCATGGGCTAGACAATTTAACTAACGTGATGCTCGGCGGTCAGTGCGCATGGGAGAAGCGGTTAAAGAAACGCCGCGCCCCAAAAGCTTCTTTCACGCCCAAAAGAGCATTGGATTTTGTAAAGAAGTATGCCGACCATTATAATATTTGGTTTAGGTATGTTTATAACCAGCCAAACGCGCCCGATTTCAAAATAAGCTATAATGATACTGAATGTAAATTTAGCACGCAAATATACCATGCTTTTACCAGAGCATTTGCCAAGATGGCTTTTAACAAAGCAGCCGAGACAAAAGAGAATAGAAATGTTCTTAAAGAACTATTCAAGCGGTATGAGGTTATTATAGATTTTGGAGGATATGATGGCGAGCAGGAAGCGCAAGCTTGCACTAACTGAGGATTGGAAAGAGAGAATAAGCGCCGGGGTTATCGTAGACAGGCTGCTAAAGCATGTGTCCGGCGACCTAGAATTAAGTAGCACCCAGATTAGCGCAGCTAATATCTTACTAAAAAAGATTATACCTGATTTATCTTCGGCTAATATCAACCAGAAACTAAGCGGTTTGGTTAATGTGAAGGGGGTGTTAACAGTTGTCCCTGCTAGAGATAAACTTCCAAGCTCAGATACCTGAGGCCTTTAAAGAGCTATTAGAGCCTAAACGGTATAAGGTTTATTACGGAGGGCGTGGCGCGGCGAAGTCATGGGCTTTCGCCCAAGTATTGCTGACTAAAGCCGCTATGAAACCTATGCGGATTCTATGCACACGTGAATTACAGGTTTCTATCAACGATTCAGTGCATAAGCTCCTCGCTGACCAGATACAACTAATGGGGCTGCAAGACTTCTATGAAGTGCAGGCTAAGACAATCCTAGGCATAAACGGCTCTGAATTCATCTTTAAGGGGCTTAAACACAATCCTAATGAGATTAAGTCTACCGAAGGCATTGATATAGCGTGGGTAGAGGAAGCCGAAGGCGTATCGGATAAGAGCTGGGAAATCCTTATCCCTACCATCCGCAAGAATGATTCTGAGATATGGCTGAGCTTCAATACCAAGCAGCCCACTGATGCTACCTACAAACGGTTTGTATTCGATGCTGAAGACGATGCAATCATCAAGAAGGTATCTTACAGGGATAACCCATTCTTTACTGACACGCTGGATAAGGAGCGTTTAAAGCTACAGAAGAAAGACCCAAAGGCTTATGAGCATGTTTGGGAAGGTGAGTTTGACATACGCTTTTCCGGGGGTGTTTACGCTAAATGGATTGATGAATTAAAACGCAAAGGAAAGCTAACCGATAAAGTCTTGCATGACACTGAGTACCCCGTGTCTACTCTATGGGATTTAGGCTATGGCGATACGAATACGATATGGTTCTTCCAAGAAGCCCCCAACGAAATATTGTTTATAGATTACTACGAAAGCAGCGGTGAAGGTATAGGCCATTATTGCGAGATGCTGAAGGAAAAGCCTTACACTTACTTTGCCCATTACGTGCCGCAAGACGCTAAGAAGAAGTTGATGGAAGCCAATGGTAGGTCAATAGTCGAACAGGCTTATAAAGACCACGGCGTCAAGATGAGTGTCATACCCGAAACTACCCACGCTAACCGCCATGCTGCATTGCGTAAAGTGTTACCTAATTGCTGGTTTAATGCTGATAAATGCAAAGATGGTATTGAAGCTTTAATGGCTTATCATTATCAATACGATGAAGACTTACAGCAATTCCGCAAAGACCCTGTGCATGATTGGTCTAGCCATGCGAGCTGTGCGCTTGAGTTACTACCTAGCGTATGGCGTGGTAAACCAACCACCGTAAAACAGTTGAAAGACCAAGAAATCCGTAATACATTCTTCAGGCTAAGAAGAGAGAATAACTTAGAAGCATTAGACCCTTATAGAGTTAAGCCAATGGGGAAGCGTAAGTGAGAGTTTTACGAACTGGCCACATCATAGCTGACACTGTGGCCGCAGCATTAGAATTAGGATTCTTAGGAACAATTCCTCATAAATTTCTATCTGGTACTATTGGCTATGGAATACTGCGAGGCAACGCAAAAATCTTTAGAGAATGTGAAAGCAAAGGAGAACCATACTTTAACGTTGACAGGGGTTACTTCAAACCCAACCACTATGACGGATTCTACCGAGTCAGCCTCAACGGAACCCAACAAACCATAGGGCTTGATAAGCTAGAGCCTGATTACGATAGGCTTGAAGCCCTTAATTTAGATATTAAAGAGTGGAGAGGGTTTGATTGGGAAAAACCAGTTTTGGTGTGTGCTCCTACAGAAAACGTACAGAATTTTTTTAATATTAACACGTCTTATCCTGAGTTATGGAGGCAGCAAGCAGTCACAGGAGAGTGGCTAAACGGAACAACATTTCATCGTTTCAATTCTTTAAAGAAAGTAACTGTAAGAATCAAAGGTGATTCCGCACCAATAAATTTTGCCGACTATAATTATGTTAAAACATTTAACTCAAGCGTAGGTTGGCAAGCACTCCAAGCTGGTATTCCATGCGTATCAGATACCCCTCATTCCATAGTAGGAAAATGGTTTGAAAATATTTCCCTTGAAAATCTTTCAGAAGCACAGTATGTTGACCGGAATAAGCTATTCGCCGTAATGGCAGACCTCCAATTAAGTTTGGAGGAAATAAGAGCAGGGAAGATATGCAATCTGGTGGAGAAATTGTTAGCCCTAAAGAACTAAACTTTAAATGTGAAAAGTATCTAGGCGGTACTTGTTATTCAAGCGCCAACCTCCAAACCCTAGACAAAGCCCATTCTTACGCTACAGGTTGCCCGCATTACAGGGTAATAGAGCGCAGTACAGGAAAAGAAGTATTCAATAGGGATTACACTATTGAGCATGTGCCAGAAAGGTTCCTGTAAATGCCTGAGCCATTAAGCATTTATATTGGTTGGGATTCAAGAGAACCAGTTGCTTCCCATGTCGCCGCCCACTCACTCATTAAACGAACCACCTCGCAATTAAGGATAAGATACTTAAAGCACCGCGAACTCCGCAAGGCGGGGCATTTCAAACGCCATTGGGGTATAGATGCTAGTACAGGCAACTTCGTTGATTATGTAGACGGGAGGCCGTTCTCCACTGAATTCAGCCACACTCGTTTTCTTGTCCCATTTCTTAATTGTTACCAAGGATGGGCATTATTCATGGATGCCGATATGGTCTTTCAATGCGATGTAAAAGACCTTTTCGCGCTATGTGATGATAAATATGCTGTGATGGTGGTTAAGCATAACCACAAGCCTAAAAACGGCATTAAAATGGATGGAAGGGTTAACGACCAATACCACCGCAAGAACTGGTCTAGCTTCGTGCTGTTCAATTGTTCGCATCCTGCCAATAGGATGCTCACTAAAGAACGGGTGAGTTTTCTTTCGGGCGCTGAGCTACATGGCTTTAATTGGCTTACAGATAACCAGATAGGGACACTTCCCCATAGTTATAACTATATTGCAGGCACAAGCCCTGTTCTCCCTTCAGAACGTAAGAATATCCCGCATGTCATCCATTACACAGACGGAGGGCCATGGTTTGATGAATGTAAAGATGTTCCTTATGCCCTGACATGGGTTGAGGAGTATGAGGACTGGCAACGTAATGGTGATACAAAGAATAAGATTTGCGAAGTGGAAAGTACAAGGTACGAATGATTGAACTCATTTGCCCTTCTCGTGGTAGGCCTGAGAAGCTTAAACGCATGTGGCGTTCAGCACTAGAAACCGCTGGCGGTGCGCTACACCTAACCGTTGGCGTACTACAGGATGAGTACCAATTATACCATGTAACCCTAGGCGATGACCCAGACGTAACGGTTAGGATTGTCAAGGAATGGTCTACGGCTTATTCGTGGAACAAATTGGCCTTAGAAGCGTTAAGCCAAGCCCATAGCGGCAACCTCTACATGCTTGCTTCTGATGATATGATATTCGCCACCCCATTATGGGATAAAGCAATAGAAGAACACTACGAGAAACTTAATAATAAAGTCCATGTTTACGCCCTACAGGATAGCCGTGATTCGCTGGGTACGCCTCACCCCATAGTAACTCAAGAGTACATAGAAACTATGGGGTACTTTTTACCGCCTATATTTTTTCACTGGTTCGTAGACTCGTGGACTGCGGCTGTCGCTAAAGAGAATTATTGCTTCACACATCTTAAAGACTATTTACTCATTCATGATAAGCCAAGTGACCAAGGACACCCCGATAAGACGCACACCGGCATAAGGGAAGCGGGATGGCTAGAACGTGATGAGTTTGTTAATAAAACCTGCCAGCACTTACTACAGCATGAGAAAGAACGGTTAGGATTGGCTATGCATGGTGTGTATCCTATGGCTTCTAATGGTCGTTTATTAAAGGCATTGAACCGATGAGTAAGATTTGGGTGACGGGAGTAGCGGGCTTTTTAGGCAGTCACATTGCAGACGCGTTATTAGCGCAGGGACATGAAGTTGCTGGTAATGATTCATTGGTGTGTGGTGATGAAAATAATTTAATATCAGTTGGTTTAGCGCAAATGACTGAGTTTGATGGAGAGCCTCATATAGTATTTAATAAACACCGGATAGACAGAGAATTAGACTGTTGTGATTTCGATGGGATGTTTTATGCTTTACGAGAGTTTAAACCTGATGTTTTAATCCACTGTGCAGCTACCGCTCACGAGGGATTATCTAGTTTCAGCCCATCATTCATAACAAAAAATATATACGAAGCCAGCATCGCCACCTTCAGTGCTGCTATAGCTGCTGGTGTTAAGCGTATCGTGTTTATGAGTAGTATGGCCAGATACGGATGGGGTGGTCATTCATGTTATGGGATTACAGACAGACCAGAGCAAAAGAATGCTTATTTATACAAACAAATTTATCCTCCGTTTGAGGAATGGCATACGACTGCACCTATAGACCCCTACGGCATAGCCAAAGTAGCTGCTGAAGATACTCTTAAAGTCTTATGTAAAACCCATGATGTCAAATATTCTATAGCCGTACCACATAATATCATCGGCGTGCGGCAGAAATATGACGACCCCGCGAGAAATGTATGCAGCATAATGATTAATCGTTGTTTGCAGGGTAATCCGCCAATAGTATACGGGGATGGTCTACAAACCCGTTGCTTTAGCCCCGTTGCTGATTGCATCCCATCAATAGTAAAAATCGTAGAAGGTGCTGCGGATGGAGAGGTAGTAAATATAGGCCCAGACCAAGGAGAAATTACCATAAGGCATTTAGCCGAGAAGATTTGCTCTATGACTGGCTATAAAGGTGAAATTACTTACATGCCAGACCGCCCTAATGAAGTGAAGCACGCATATTGTTCTAGCGACAAGGCAAGAAAATTGTTAGGATACAAAGAGGTGAATTCCATTGATTTTTGCTTAAAACAAATGATTGATGATATTAAACTCAGAGGGACAAAGCCATTTGATTACTTTTTCCCCATAGAAATTGAAAGTGGATGCCCTGAAACATGGCTAAAAAAGACAATGTAGTTTGCGTTTCTGGAGGCGCAGACCCTATCCATGTCGGCCATATCCGCATGATTGAAGAGGCATCGCAATATGGTGACGTTATATGGATTCTAAACTCTGACGAATGGCTAAAGCGTAAAAAGAGCTATTGCTTCATGAAATGGGAACACCGCGCTGAGATTCTAAGGGCTATTACAGGCGTGAATATGGTTGTGCCGGTAGAAGACTCAGATGGGACGGTTTGCGAGGCTCTAAAGCGAATTAAACCAACTTATTTCGCTAATGGAGGGGACAGGACAATAGACAGCACGCCAGAAGTAGATTTATGCAGGGAATTAAATATTAAAATGCTGTTCAATGTTGGTGGCGAGAAAGTATCCAGCAGCAGCGAATTAGTGAAGGCAGTTCATGCTTAGCATAACCAAGCGTAAATGGGGATATTATATCACGCTGATAAGCGCGGCTAGGTTTAAAGTGAAGATATTGAGATTCTATAAAGATGCGTCATGCTCGAAGCAATACCACCACTACCGCAATGAGTTGTGGCTAGTATTAAAAGGGTTGGGTAAATTGAACACCAAAACACTCCAAGCTGGAGATTGGCACGCAATTCATAGACGCAGAACCCATCAATTCACTGCATTAAAACCTTCATGGATATTAGAAATCCAATATGGTGATAAATGCTCAGAGGATGATATAGTAAGATTATGAAAATAGAGAAGTTCAATCATAGAATGGGATTCGCTGCGGTTAGTTTGTTCGATTCCCAAGAGGAAATGGTTAAAAGCTCTTACAATGGCTCAGGCCACGCAATGATATTAAAGACCATGATTTATGATGTGACGGATGGCAATGGTTCCCAAAAAGGATTCTGTGATATTTTAATATGCCCTAATTGCGGGCATGAAAGGGGATTAGATGCCAAAGACCTTTGATGAACTCTGGCGGGATATGCAGGCACGGACAGAAAAACGCACCTATCCTATGTGCCAAGACAGAAGCGAACTAGAGCATGTCTTTAATCTCATGAAGGGCTGTGAAAGCTATTTGGAGGTAGGGACTGCTGAAGGTAATTCGCTTTATATCCTTGGGAGAGCCTTGAAATCACGTGGCAAGATAGCCATTGTAGATTACGGAGAGGAAAGACTCCAACCCCTAAGGGATGAGGTTATAGCGGGTCTTAAAGATGAAGATTACGATGTTAAGGAGATTTATGGGGACAGCACAAGCCAAGAAACTGTAGCGAAGGTAGCAAGTGCTTACGGCGGGTTCTATCCTGATGTGGTTATGATTGATGCCGCCCATGACGGGATGAGTGTGATGTCTGACGCTATTAACTATGCAGAAAGGGCTAAGAAATATGTATTCTTCCACGATATTACTATTCCTGCTGTTGCTAAGTCATTCGCTTGGTTTACGCAATATGCAGAGCAAAGGTTTAGCGCGAGTAAGTTTGTGAACAGCGATAATTTCGGGTATGGGATTTTAACAAAGAGGTTTTAATGACAATAGCAGTTGTAAGCACGTTTCCAGACCACTCGTGGGATATTTATAGCAAGCGAATGGTGCAATCTTTCGCACAGTATTGGCCTAAAGAAATACCTATTTTAATTCAGTTAGATGATGATTTACTGGCTTCGCAAGTGGCTTCAATGGTGCGTCCACAAGATGCTATTGGCGTGGGTTGGCTGAAGGAACACAAAGAATTCGTTGAACGTAATAAGGACAAAGACCATCCCGATAACTACCGCCTCCAGCCGGTAAGGTTCTGCCACAAAGTATTTGCTATAGCGCTCGCCTACGATACGTTAATGAAGCAGAAGAAAGAAGGCCAGCAATCCGCCCGCTACCTTATATGGATGGATGCTGATGTTCTCACGCAACGTCAAGTAAGCTTTCAGGAGATTGAAGCATGTTTACCTAAAGACGCAGCAGCTTCTACGCTCCAGCGTAAAGACTGGCCGCATAGCGAATGTGGATGGATAGCGTTTGACCTCGAAAACGGAGGCGATAAGATAATCCTTGAACTGGTAAAAGCTTATTCGACTGATAGGATTTTAACCCAAGAGCAACATCACGATTCATGGATGTTCGATGTTATTGTGAAAGAACTAGGTTTGAAGGTAACTAACCTTACTCCTAACGCCCCCGGCCTTGATGTATGGCAATTCAGCCCGATGGGGCAATGGTCAATCCATTATAAGGGGCCGCAGGCTAAAGCTAACCTAGCAATGCAAAGGATGCCCATGCAGCCACAAAGAGGGCAAGTAGTAATACAAACCCAGAACTCTATCCCTAATGAGGATATTTGCAGGCAGATTGAAGAAAACCAAGAGATGATAAAGAATTGGGTTAAATCCTGTGTTCCTACGGATGAGGAGATAGTTATAGTTTCTGCTGGGCCTACATTAGTAGCGGAAGATGTCCGTAAGGAGGTCGCGGCTGGTAAAAAGATTGTGGCCGTTAAAAACGCATTAGAGAGACTCAAGGCGGCTGGGATTAAACCTTGGGCTACAATCCTCCTCGACCCTCGCCCACACGTCCTAGATTTCGTTCAGGAGCCTGATACTGATGTAATATGGTTTGTGGCCTCTCAGGTTCATCCTAAGGTAGTCAGGAAGCTTATAAGTTCAGGTTGTACCGTTTACGGCTACCACGCCGCTGTAGGCGCTGGGGAACATGAAATAACTAATAAACAGCCCTATGCTATTATTTCGGGTGGCAGTGCGACAGCAACACGAGGATTATTTGTCCTCAACCATTTAGGTTTTAAGAGATTCAAACTTTATGGATATGACTTAGCTTTCCCTGATAAGCCTAATTTAGATGAACGCGATGAAAGAGGCCAACCTAAGTACCTCGAATTCTCGCTTACCTATGATGAGCGTTATGTAAGTGCGAAACGGTGTTTCTGGACTGAGCCGCAACTTTACGCACAGTTATTGGAGATGAAGTCTTTAATTGATGCCAATACTTTCGAGCTTGATGCTGAAGGTGAGGGCATGATTCCCTTCATGATAAAGCATAAAAAACTCTCACATTTGCGTAATAGGGAACAAATCGCTAAAATGACGGGGAACAAAACAATAACCTACAAGGAATTGTTGAAATGCAAGACTCAACGGAACGCGATTCACAGCTTGCTCAAATGGTGGCGCAAGACCCCCCGCAGACTGAGCAAGGCCAGCAGTTACTAGAACAGCTTACTCAGGCAGAACAGCAAGACGTTGTTATCAATGCTGCTGAGACATACAACCTTGCCCAAGATATTGATACTAATTTAGCAAGGGAAGTTTCACAGGAAGTCCATAACGGATTCAAAGACGATGACGAAAGCCGCGCTGAATGGCTAGAGCAGCATACCTACTGGCTCTCCCTTTACATGCAGCAGGATTATGCTGAGAACTCCGACCCTGAAAGATACTGGGGAGCTACGGAGAGTATGCCTATCCTTTCTGAAGCCGCCGACCAGTTCCAAACCCGCACATATAAATCCTTCTTTCCTAATGATACTTTCATATCTGCTATCCCCATGCGCAGGACTTCAGCTAACCAATCAGATTTAGAGGATAGAGCAGAGCGCATCGGTCATCACATGTCCTATCAACTTGGTTTTAAAGATAGGACGTATAAGAAGGAAAAAGATGCGTTATTCTTAGGTACTGCCGTCCACGGAAGTTTCTTTACTAAAACCTTCCCTGATATTAAAAAACTATGCCCCAAGATTATAAACGTAAGGCCTACGGATTTAGTAGTAAATTACACAGTAGGTTCCTGCCGGATTGAGGATTTACGCCGTAAAACGCATATTATTTATTCAACGGTAGGCGAAACGCAGGATTTAACAAACAAAGGTTATTTTACCCAACCCGCGCAGCCTTCACATTATGAGGGAAAGACGCCTTACAACGTTAAAGTAGACGAAAGCCAAGGCTTGAATAGCCCTAGTAATAACAAGCTGAAACGCGATAGGCCCGCTGTTCTCTTAGAGCAACATTTTTACCTTGATTTAGATGGTAACGGGGAGTTCAAGCCATACATCGCTACAATCTGTGCAGCGAGCAAGCGCTTGATGCGGCTGACTATCGGTTATGAAGCCGACCAAGTAGGCAACCCGTTAAAAGAATACGAACAGATTCAGTATTTCACGCATTATAAGTTTAAAGAAAACCCTGACGGTTTCTACGGCCTTGGCCTCGGCCATTCGATAGGTGATTTAAATAGCGCAGTGAATATCATGCTCCGCCAGTCTATGGATGCCGCTACGCTTGCTAATGACGGAAATATGTCAGGATTCATAAGCGAAAGGCTTGGCATACAGTCCGATGATATACGGATGGTATTAGGTAAACTTACTAAAATTCCCGACACTATCGGAGATTTCCAGAATTCCATCATGTTGATGAAGTTCCCCGGCCCCAACGAAGCATTAATGAAAATCATGGAAATGCTTGATTCAAGGGCGCAACGGCTGGGTGCGACCACTGAGGCGACTACTGGCACGCCTGATGCTGTTACGCAGCCTACGACCTATCTGGCTGAAGTTGAGCAGGCAATGGAAACCTTCTCCAGCGTACAGATGCGCCTTGCTAACTCTTTAAGCGAGGAATTGCAGAAGATTTATCGCATTAACCAGCGTTATATGCCACTTGTTGATTATTATACGGTCAATGACGCTCCGATGATGATTACAAGGGCTGATTACCAAGACGATATGCTTATACAGCCTATTTTTGACCCTAAATTCGCTACCCAAGCCCAGAAAGTAGCTCGCGCACAAGCTGAGTTACAGGCTACTATCCAAAATCCCAACAGCCAGCAACGGCCCCAAGTGTTCGATGAGGCTTATAAGAGGTATTTCAAAGCCCTTGATGTGGATAATATTGATGCACTTATTCCACCTCCTCCTGAGCCACAGGATGTTGATAACCAAGAGTGGGAGAATATGCAGTTTATGCTTACTCCCGATAAAAGGACGCCTTTTGATGTATTCCCAGACCAAGACCACGCAAAACACCTAGCCACACTAGAGGGATTTGTATTACAATATGGGCCGATGCTTACCGACCCTGAGCAACAACAATTAATAGCACTTCACAAAAGAAAGCATGAGGCATATTTTTATGGCCAACAACACGGAGTCCTCGAAAACTCCCAAGCCGGACAGGAGCCAGCTAATGCACTGGCAGGCGGACTTCACAACCCGATGGGTAATGGAGCAGCTCCGCCTAACCTTCCCGGACTTGCCGCCCTCCTCTCTCCCCAAAACATGGGAGGAAGCACACCTGCGAGCGGGACAAGCTCAGGTAATTCAGCGCCTCCACCAATTATGCAAGGATGATTGAGTTCCTTAAAGTAAAACCGGAGAATATTCCTTATCTCCCGTTTAAGGCTGTTAAATTCCTCGAAGAAGCGATAAAGCGGACACCAGCCAGTACTTCTAACCTCGCCGTCACCCTAGAGATAGCCGCTAAGGGCTACGGTAATATTTATCTGGTTGTTTCAGGGGATGATATAATTGGTACAATTTATCTTCTTACTTACGACACAGAAAACGGTAAAATATTATCCCCTGCTTTAGTGGGCGCTGATAATCTGGGGGAATGGAAAGATGATTTTGTTAAGTTCCTGCACGAGTTTGCTGATTTGTCTGGAATAAAGAGAATGGCTTTCATAGGCCGCAAAGGATGGGCTAAACTATTCCCTGACAGCAAAGTAATTGGCTATGTTTGTGAGATAATTAAATAAATATTCGCAAAAACCGCCCCCCTCGCTTGATTAAGGATTTTTAGTTGTTATCCTTTTGGGATGGGTGCATTCATGCAACATCTCGCTCCGGCTTTGCAGGCTATTAATAAACAGCAGGCTTTAAACCCTGCCGTTCCCCTTACCCAAGACCAGAAATATGGCATTGAAAGCCCATATTTTCATAATCAAGATGGAAGTCTTTTTACTGGCAACCATGCCAGATATGATGCCCCTTTCCAATCTTATATGCAGAATAACCCCACCGACCAATTTTATTCACAAAGCACCCAATCATTGCAGCCCATAACCCAAGGCGGTATGGGGGGGGGTGATTTGCTGTCACAATTAAAAAATAATAATTACGTTGGATATAATACTTCGCGTAATTCCTTAAATGGTATGAAGTAATGGGAAAATTCCTTGATATAATAGCTCCTGTCGCGGTTGGGTTAATAGGTACCGCATTAGGCGGCCCTTTCCTTGGTGCAGCCGCTGCCGGAACTTACAGCGGAGTAAAAAATCATAGTTTAGAATCTGGCCTCCTTGGTGGTTTAGGAACTTTTGCGGGAAACGCACTTGGCAGTAGTTTTGGTAGCGGGTTGGGAACAGTAGGAAGTTCGCTAGGAAGCGGAACAGCCAACGCAATAGGCGAAGGTGCTATTAGTCCTTTCGCTGGGGGTTTATTTGGTTCGGCTGGCGGTGACATTAGTTCTGGCATAACTGGATTGCTCGGTGAATCGGGCGCTAATGCCATAGGTTCTAGTATAGCAAATACTAGTATCGGTGGTGCGCTAGGAAGTTACGCTGGCAATAGTCTTGGTAGCAGTATTGGCGCTCAACCATCTGCTCCCTCTGGCCCAGCGCCATTCCAACCCACACAATCAGCTCAAGCGGCTCTACCGTCTAGCCTTTCAAGCTTCAGTGACCAGTCCCCCCTACAACAATCCACAAATTTAGCAACGCAAGGCGTATACGGTGGTGGATTAGGCCCACAGGAACAGCAATACTTCCTCAATTTAGAAAACAGGAAATTAGTAGACCAGAGCGGTAAAACATCAGATATGAGCAGCCTAAGCCCGATTGAAGGTAGTTACCTATCTAAATTAGGGTTGGGTGGAAGACCAGATACCTCAAGTCTCTTACAAGCAATAAGTCAATGGAGCCCAGCGTAAAATATCAACCTAAATTCGGCCGCGTACTCATCAAGCGGGAAGTACAGGAAAAATCAGCGGGCGGAATTATTATTCCCAACGCCAAACGCCATGCCCATTCCAACGGAACTATTGTTGCGCTAGGCGAAACAGCCGGATGGACTCGTTCCTATGATGGGCAAGGCAATGAGATAATGATAAAATCATTAAACGTAGGCGACAAGGTAGTATTCGGCAAACATGCAGGAGCTTGGCTTGATGCCACTTATACAGGCGGTAATGATGAAGGCACATTATTTATTTGTGCGGATGAAGATATTTTAGCAGTAACCAAGGAGGATTAATTATGAAGATTAAATTCAGATGCGGATTAGAAGTGGAGGCAGATGTAGAAGAGCGCGAAGGATTCGGAAAGATGGTTACAATTAACGGCACAAACTCCGTTATTTTTTACCAAAGTGACGGTAAATTAATTCATCCTGATGCTCAAACTCCATTGGAAACAGCCTTTGACATAGTTTTATCAAGAGGAGAATAGCATGGAAGCAGATACCCAAGAGCTAAACGGTGCAGCGGCTCCAGCAGCGGTACAGGCTACGGAGCCGGAGGCCAAGTCTGCCGAAACGACTCAACCAACGCCGCAGACAGAAGGTAAGCCTGAAGGCTACGACCCCGTAGACCCTTCAACGGCTACGCCAGAACAAATCCAGCAGCGCATTGATTATCTTTACCGGCAAGTAAAGGATAACGAGCGTGACAAGCGTGATTCTCGTAAAATCCTTGCAGAGCAATCGCGTCTTATTTCCGAACTCACCAACGGAATGGGAACGGTAGTAAATCATCTTCAGGATAAAAACTTTGCGGATAGTGAAAGCCAACTTGTAACCCTGAGGCAGCAGGCATTCGAGCGTGGCGACGCAAAAGCCTATGATGAAATCAATGATAAATTGATGGATATAAAGCTGAATAAAAAACTCACCGCTACTCAACGCCAAGCAATCCAATCTCAGAACCAGAATCAACCGCAACAGCAATTTAATAACGCGGCGGAGATTGCACAACGTAGTGTTCAGGATGGCGAACTTGACCCTAACGATGCCAGGTTGATTGCTACATGGCAGGATGAACGAGATGAATCAGGAACACCACTAAGGCCGTGGGCTTACAGTTCCTCGCCTCTGCACATACAGGCTGCGCGCGAGGCAGCGGCGGTTTGGAATAATCCACGGTTTGCTACCACTGAACAAAAAATAGCTGAAATAGATAGGAGAATGGGCGTGGCAAAAAGAACAGTATCATCTAACGTGATGGGAGCTAATTTGACAAACGGAAAGAAATCAAATAAAGTAACCCTAACACCTAAGCAACAAGAGATAGCGCTTAGGATGGGCGGCCCTAAAAAATCTGATGCCGATAAATTAGCATGGTATCAGAAACAAGTTGAGCTAGTGAAATCAACCAAAGGAGCACGCCAATGAGCAATCCCCAAGAAATAACAGTTTCCACTCGCGGCAGACCTAAGAAGGATGCCGCACCCTTTAAGAAAGGGCATTCCTCGTGGAAACCTGCAAGCGTTACCGAAGTAATCAATAAAGAAGATGGCTATCGTTATCGCTGGGCTAATAAGAACCCTGATAATCTAGCTAAAAAAGAAGCGGAGGGGTGGGAAACGGTAAGTAAAATTACTTCTGATAAATCCCTTAATGTTCCTTCTGGTAAGATTAATGACGGTGCTAACCTAAGTTCGATACAAGAAAAACATGATGTTATCTTACAAAGGTTGCCCGAAGAATTAGCTTTAGAGCGTGACGATTATTACCAGAGCGAAACAAATAGAAGGACTGCTGGCTTAACCGCTCACGTTAAAAAGGAAATAGGAAAAGAAGGCGCGGCTTCGCATGGCGAAATAACGATTTCTTCAAGAACTGGTACGCAGGTAATAGATTAACTAAGGAGAGAATATGGCAAATAGAAATGGTTTCATTCCCAGTCGTCAGCCTGTGGCAGACTGGATTAGAAGCTTCCCTGCTTCTGCCGGTGGTGGACAGACTATCGCCAAAGGCGACGCTGTTGCCCTTACGGGCGGCATTGCAGTTCGTTGTACCGCAGGCCAAGACCCCGACCAAGTAGGCTTTGGCGTAGTAATCGCGGTATATAATTCCGCTGGTAGGCCGCTTACCTTCAATACCACGAAAGTCATAGGCTCGGCACAGCCCGGTCGTGTTGATGTATGCTTCGACCCCAACCAGACTTATTATGTCCAGTGCGTGACCTCGGTTGGCCTCAGCAACATAGGCAAGAACCTAGTTATTGACCAGTCGGCTGCTAATAACCAGACAGGGCTTTCAGGCCAGTCCGTGGACATCCCCGCTTCTGCTTCCATCAATGACCTATTCAAGCTTATTAATATCGGCCCGTTTGATGAACTAGCGGGTAAGGGTACGGGTGGTGGGGCTAATAACGGCGTTGAAGTAAAATGGAACCGCCATTTACTGCACGCTTCAACCGCTGGCGCAGCATAAGGAGAATAAATTATGGTAATGGCAACTGGTGCATTTTCAGAAGACCTCTGGCCCGGTATTTTAGGTTGGTTCGGTGACTCCTATCAAGACTGGGAACCACTTTGGGAAAAGATTGTTGATGTCCACCAATCGGACAAACAGTTTGAGAAATTCCAAGGCATTACCAATTACGGCCTCGCTGGTGTCAAAGACCAAGGCGCAGGTATCCCTTACCGCGATAAATACCAAGGCTTTCCCCGTGAAATCATCAACGTAACCTATGGTATTGGCTCTACCATTACTTATGAGATGATGCGCTATGACCAGTATGACAAGTTCTCTGCTATCCCCCAGCAGTTAGCTCAGGCGGTGCGTAGGACTGAGGAAACCGTAGTATTCAACCTCCTGAATAACGGCTTCTCAACTGCTACGACTCCAACACTAACGGCGGATGGCAAGAGTTTGTTCAACTCGGCGCATCTTCTGGTAGCCGCTAATAACACCACCCAGAAGAACACTCCATCTACGGCTGCCGACCTTTCACAGACGGCCATCGAACAGGCGGATATTGATATTGGGCTTTTTGTGGATGACCAGAATCTTCCTATCGTGGTTAGGCCAATGAAAATCATCGTTCCTGTACAGTCCAAGAACCTTGTTCGAAAGATTTTTGAAACTGAGTATGAACTTGATTCTGGCAACAACACGATTAACCCGATTTCTAATACTCGTAGCAACAACCCATTGGAAATTATAGTTTCTCCTTGGTTGACCGATACGGATGCTTGGTTCATTAAAACGGACGAAGAAGACGGCCTAGTCTTTACTGATGTAGACCCTGTTATGCTTGACCGTGATAATGATTTCGATACCAAGAACCTGAAGTTCTCCGCTGTTCGCCTGTTTGGTACGGGTGCGGTAAACTATTTGGGATTCTATGGTTCGCCAGGAGCGTAATAATTGATATTTAAGGATAAATCATGACAAGATATTCTGATAATATCTATAGCGGGAATAACGCGGTGACTTCCGCTTTGGCAAGCAGAAGCCCAGTTAAGCTTTGTAAGACGCATCGTTTTACGGGCGGAACGAGCGGGACTCAAACTGGGACATTCCCTGTCGGGACAATGAATCTTGATAGTAAATTATATATTCTCCTTAATGCCTCTGCCACGGTTTCTGATAAAATTACTGTTTCGGCCGCCGGAACGAATCTTCTGACATGGACATCCTTTGGTTCTGCTGCTGGTATCGCACGCCAAACAACCACAGGCCTTGCTACCTATACGCCCATTGCGTCTGCCTGTGCAGTGGTAGTCGGGGCCGCTTCTGCTGAACTTTCTTATTCCGTAACTTTATTGGCTGGTACTGACTCTACAGGTTCAGATTACCAGATTGAATTAACTTTTAGCCGCGCCGATTCAAATACCCTTGGTATAACGGCGTAGGAGGACTACGCCATGATGCGACCACAGGTATTAGTAGTTACCACCTCAGGTAACAGCTCTCCAATCCCCCTAGACCGCTATGTAAACGGCTATGCCGTGGCCTGTACGATGCCTACGGCGGGTATACAGTATACCCTCCAATATAGCCTTGACGACCCGTTTGCTAACTATTCCAATAGCTATAACGTATCCGGGGTATGGTTTAATTCCACTGATGCGCTGCTGGTAAATGCCTCGACTAATCGTTCTACAAACTTCGCATTTGCCCCTGCCGCTGCTAGGGTGAGTGTTTCAGCCAAATGTTCTGCTGGTAATCCCCTAACCTTAACCATCATACCGATGGGGGCAATGTGAGCGGCATAAGCGCAGTAAGCGGCATTACCTTGACTGGTGCGGCAGACCTGACGAATGTCACGGGGGTATTACCGTCTGCTAATGGGGGCGCTATAACCTCTAATCCTTTATCTGTTTATGCGGCTGGTACTGCATATAGCCTTACCAACTCTGCCGCTGCTGTAACATTCGGTACGACAAGTCCAGCACTTACCATAACTGCCGCCGGGGCGTATTTAATCATTGCAAGGTTCAAGCTCCTTTATAACGGCGCTACTTTCGCCGCAAACCAAACTATTACCAGTAAATTAAGGCGCACTAATAATACCGCCGCTGACCTCGCCAATGCCTCGGCAACGGTTACTTCCAGCATTATCACTACCATTACCGGATTATGTTCTGACCAGACCATAGCGGCTATCTATGCCACCACAAATACCAATGATTCTATTTCTTTGTTTAGTAGCATCGGGACTGTCCCTGCCGCAGGAAGCCTTGATGTGTCTGAAGCATCCATTGTTGCAATCCGTTTACAAGTCTAAGGAGGTTATATGAAGCAAGTAAAAACAGGTTCCAAGGGTATCACACCAGATAAAGCAAAGCGTAGGCCGAATACATGGACTCCTTCGCCTACAAAGAAGGCTCCTATGGTCAATAAAAGAATGAATTACAGGCCGCAAGGACGTTAATATGGCAAAAAAATGGATACAGGCCAGCGGAATGAAGAAAGGTGCACTTCATGCCGAACTTGGGATTCCCCAAGGCCAAAAAATTCCTATGGGAACATTGAAAGCCGCTGCTGCCAAAGGTGGAAAACTAGCTAAACGCGCTAACCTTGCAATGACGTTAAGGGGGTTAAAGTAATGTTATGGCACGTAGAGCAGGGAGAAAAGGCGATTACTTAATCACCGATGATTATTTCGGTTGGACTACCTACGCCAGCAAGGTGCAGAAAGATTATTGGGGCGCACTAACTACCCGTCCCCTAAAAAGAAACCTTCAAGAAATCGCTTCCCCATTAAATGACCCAGAGCCAGTAAAAGATTTCCGTGGCCCTGCTTACGAGTATGTCCCGGTTTGTGTGTCTGAATTAGCCCCTGAGTTTGTCGGACTGACTACTGTTCCCACTAGCCAAGATAATCCTGCTTTTCCTATTTTAAACCTCAATCCTGCCATACCTGACATGAGCGTGGGATGTACAATGGTCGTAAAATAAATGACAACTTATAATAAAACTACCCTTAAGACGTTTTTCGAGGATGGCGATGTCCCCGGTGGGGCTGACTATGCCAATTTCATAGATTCTTATGTGAACCTTGTGGAAACAGCAGACCAGTCTATGGCTGGGGCTTTAATCACACCATCTGTAACAGCAACACTGGTAAGCGCTACAAATCTTAATGTGGGTACTTTTGGCATATCTACCCTTAGTGTTGGAAGTCTTAATGTCAGTGGAAACACAATAGTAAGCGGAAATGCTAACTTTAGCGGTCTTGTTACTGTTTCTTCATTACTTGTACTTAATAATATAAGTGCTGCAACCTTAAATCTAACAGGAGGCATTACCGCTGATAGGATAACTGCTTCTACTGCTGTGTTCACGGGGATTGTATCAGCTGGAGGTCTTGCCGCTACGAATGGCGTTCAATTAGGAAATGCGATAGTTTCAGCAGCCGGTACTACCCAAGGCGCGGCTACTAAACTCACATCAATCATAAACCGTTGCCAAGGCGTGACGGATGGTAGCGCGACAGGATTTTTAATACAATCTAATATAGCCAATATCCCTATTTATGTAATAAACCAAACTGCGGCCAGTGCTAACCTCTGGCCGCCCACTGGTGGGACGATAAATGCTTTGGGAGCCAATGCTGCTTTCGGTCTCGCCGCCAATACCATGTATACCGTTATTCCTATAACCGCTAGTGCTTATTACGTAAAATAGGAGGTAATCATGACAGTTTATGACAGGACTACCCTCAAAACATTCTTTGAAACTGGTGATATACCGACAGGAACGGATTACGCTAATTTCATAGATTCATGCCTGAATATGGCGGATACTTCCGCGCAGGTAATTTTATCTAATTTCCAATCTCCTAAAATTATCGCTACAAGGGTTTGTGCAACGGATATGCACGTTACCGGGACTTTCTCAGCGGATAATTTAATTACTGGCGGCGTTACTTTCGTTAGTGGTAACGTAAATGCTCCCAATGGCGGACAATTCGGAGGTATTTTAAGCGCTCAGATTATCAACGCTGTAACAATTTCGGCCAATAGCCTGTCTGTTAATTCACTACTTGTTTCCGGCAATCCTGTGGTAATAACTACCAATACTTCTTCTACAATTGGTGGAATAGCGATATTTTCTGGCACGAGTGGTGATACAATAGTTGATTCTGCGTTACCGCTTTTAGTTAGTGCTGTGACTATCGGCGCGGATACAAGTGCAAGACAATTTAAATTTAGATACACCGCTAAAGACGTCATTCTATTTAATCAAGCTAGTACGAGTGGCCATGCTTATGGCAGTACGATTAGTATAGCTAGAACCGCCAACTATTTAGGGGCACCGTCTCCTGCTACATGGGTGAATAATGGTTTAAATGTAACTACAACCGTTGCCTCAGGAGCTGATGGTAACGAATGGGCAATAACAGGAGCGGTAAGAAGTAATGGGGCCGGACAGAATACTGGTGTATACGGGCAGGCTTGGAGACAATCTGGCACAGGCCCGGTATGGGGCGGTGTTTCTGAAGCTGCTGATTACACCGTAACAGATAATGCGGGTTATTTAACCGGATTAGAAGTTGATTGTTTTGCTAATGGAACAAATACAGTCAATCAGAATCGCAGGGGGATATGGATTATAAGCGGTACTCCATTCGGAGGAGTATCTTCTGCGGCTTCGCAATGCTGGTATGGTATACAGATGGGAGCAGACCCAGCATTGGGTTATTATAAACATGGTCTTTTTGTCGGCAATAATGACCCTGTAAGCGCTGTTTCTCTTACTTGTGATATCGGTGTAAAGATTATTGCTAATGGAACCTATGGAATATGGGATGCTGGTTCTAAATCTACTGCTTTACTCTTAAATGGAACCTATGCTTCAGCGGCAGTTATTATAGACCAGACCACAGGTAATCATCTTCCTGCTGCTGTACAAAATGGCGCGGTTGTGCAATTGGCGGCCGCTGATGGAGTTGCTGCATTCTTTCAAACCGATAGCTTCGCCAATAGCGGTAACCTAACCTTCCGCAGAGCGAACAATACTGCTGCTGCTGTTTCGGCTCTGGTATCGGGTGATTCAATAGGCGTTATCGGAGCAAGGGGTTATGGAGCAACCGGATATTCTTCGACCGCGCGTGCTCAAATAACCATAAAAACCACACAAGACTGGACAGACACGGCGCAGGGAACAAGAATAGCCTTCTCTGTGACTTCCGCAGGCTCAATAACCAATGCAGAATCTTTTAGCATTGGCTCGTTAGGAATAAGCACTACCGGGGTTGTTTCTGCGGCCTCTTTGAATGTTACAGGTGATGTATCGGCCTCGACAGGTAAGGTTATAGGCTCTTCCGCATCTTTTGCTAATATGCTGAGTGCTAATAATGTCAATATATCAGGTGTTTTATCGGCTAATAACATTAACGTCGGTGGTTCATTATTATTAGGTTCTGCTATTGTTTCAGCGGGTGGGCTTAATGTAACTGGTGATATTCTTGCTGCTACAGGAAGAGTAACGGCAAGCGCGGCTAATTTTAGCGGTACGGTCTCGGCTAATGCTTTAAATATAACTACCACAGTCACAGCCGCTTCAATCCATTTAACTGGCGCTGTCAGTGCTGTAGGCGACATTAATACGGCGGCAAATCTCGTAGCTGGGGCGAGAACAGCGGTTATTTCAGGCGATAGTGGAAACTTTACGGGTGCCGCTGGTAGTTTTAGCGGGATAGTCAGCGCGGCTTCACTGAATGTTACAGGCGATGCTAAGGTCGCAACTGGTCGCTTAACCGCATCGGCTGCGACGATAACTTCACTGCTTACCGGCAATACTGCCTCCTTCTCTGGAATAGTGAGCGGAGCAAGCCTTAATCTTACTGGAGATATGGCGGCGGCCACAGGCCGCGTTATTGCATCTGCAATGACGGTTACCTCTCTCTTAACTGGCAATACAGCAAGCTTTAGCGGCCTTGTCAGCGGCAATAATATGAATATCAGCGGGACATTATCCGCAAATAATATCACTGTAACTGGGTCACTTGGGCTTGGTACAGCGGTTGTTTCGGCTGGAGGATTCAATGCGACAGCTTCTACATCAGCAGGATTAGTAATTAATAACACCACCGGCAATCACTTACCAGGCGAAGTAACCGCTGGTGGTTGTGTTATTCACATGGCGGCTGCTGACGCTAGTACAGCTCTTATCCAAACTGATGCTTTCGGGGCGACCAGTTCGATTATTTTTAGACGCGCAGACGGCACGGCGGCTTCGCCGGTGAAAGTTTCAGCAGATGACCTCTTAGGTACGATAGGAGGAAGAGGTTACGGGGCGACAGGATATGCAGCAGCAAATAGGGCGATTATTAAACTAGTAGCCGCTGAAGATTGGACAGACACGGCACAAGGCGCTTATTTTGCTTTCAGCACCACATCGGCGGGGACTACTACCACCGCTGAAACGGTAAGATTTAATCCAACTGGTGCTAATTTTGTTGGCGTAGTTTCGGCCGGTTCATTGAACGTAACCGGAGACGTTTCTGCCGCCACTGGCAAGGTAGTGGCCTCTGCTGCTTCGTTTGCTAATATGGTAAGTGCGGCCAATCTAAATCTAACGGGAGATTTAACTGCTACGGCAGGCCGTATTACTTGTAGCGCCGCGACTATTACCTCTCTATTGACCGGCAGCACCGCTTCATTTAGCGGTATGGTTTCCGCTAATGCACTTAATATAGCAACGGCGGTTACTGCGGCTTCCATTCATCTTACGGGAGTTGTTAGTGCGGCGGGTGATATTAACACGGCGGCTAATTTAATAGCAGGAGCAAGAGCCGCTGTCGTATCTGGAGACTCAGGAAACTTTACGGGAGCGGCAGCAAGTTTCTCAGGCATTGTAAGCGCCGCTTCCGTAAATCTTACCGGAGATATGAAAGCGGCAACAGGAAGAATGACCGCCTCAGCGGCCACCATAACTTCCTTACTCACTGGAAATACGGCTTCATTTTCAGGAATAGTCAGTGGCGTGAGTCTAAGTTTAACAGGTGATGTTTCAGCGGCGACAGGTACGGTTTATGCTTCTGCGGTAAGGTCTACCAATGGGCTTTATGGAGCGACTCCAGTTATTATCTCAGCAGCCGGTACAACACAGGGAACGGCAGCAGTTCTCACTGGTTATATCAATCGCGGGCAAGGAGTAACAGATGGAGCCACGACAGGTTTTGCGATACCAGCAAATCAAGCAGGATGGATTCAATATTTAAACTACGAAAATGCGGTTTCTGCCAACCTCTGGCCTCCATCTGGTGGCAAGATTAACGCTTTAGCAACAAATGGTGTATATATATTAAACCCGCAAACGATGTACCAAATCATCCACATTGCAGCGAGTTCATACGCAGTAGGAAGCTTCTTTAGTATAGGATAATTTATGGGTGTAGGTGACGTAAGATATACTGTCCTCCAAACAGTCAACGAAGTCTTTAGGAAGCTTGGGCTTGCTACGGTGAGCAGTTTGTCTGCCAACAAGCTTACTATCCAGACCATTGACTTCATAAACGATACTTGCAACGACCTTTCAGACTTTGGTAATTGGCAGGAAATGTTTGTTTCCTCTAACGTTACCTGTGTTTCTGGGAAGATTGATTATTCCGTTGTTACAAGTGCGAATATAAAAAATATCGGGGATGTATACTTTTCGCAAAGGCGCGGGCCATTAAGAAATATAACTATAGATGAAATGCGGATTTTAACCCGTGTGACCATCACTGGGACACCTTCACAATTTGCTGTATATGGCACGGATTCTAATGCAAACCCTGTGATAAGGGTAAGACCTACTCCTGCCCAAGCGGAAGATGGTGGTATATTCTCTCTAGTCTATTATGTAAGGACTCCGCTTTATACCACTTCAGACGCGGCTACAGTCATCCCTTTCCCTGCGCGTGTGGTTGTCCTTGGGACTCTAGCGAGGGCAATACTTAATGAATCCGGCGGCACTCCAACTCCTAAGTACCAGTCTATGCAGCAAGAGTATCTTTCAGCAAGAAAGGAGGCATTGAACAGGTTTAACGGTGATACGGGTTGGGATATAGCGTTCACCCCGTCAATGTCGCATAGGAGATAATGGATTATTTTGAATATAAAATGCCAACGCAGGGTTTGGGTACTGATTTTTCACAATCAGAACGCCCTTTAACCTTTGCTGAGGTTTATACAAATCGCTTCAGGAACGTAACTGGAGGCGCACAACGCCGCCCCGGTATGAGCCGTTTCAGCCTTAGGATTAATGGCAACCCCACCCTTACACGGTTGCATGAATCAACCGGCACTACCGGAGCAGTAAACCTTTTCACCTCCGATGATTTTGGCAATATCTGGAGGTATAATACTTCAGGAAATAATTTTGATAGCGTCCTCACTGGAAAATCACAGGTGAGGATGATAAGCGCCCAAGCCGAGGATTTCCTTATCTTCGTGAATGGTGTGGATAGGAATTTCTACACTAAAGACGGCGGAAATACTTTCAATGAATTAAAGGCGATTATTACCACTGGAAAGACGGCCGGAGGTACTACCCCTACCAATGTTGTAGATGGGAATATTTCCAACTGGATAAGCCAAACTTTAGTTTCCAATAACGATATTATCTATAACGCAACACAAAATGGCTATGGGATTGTTTCTACTGTAGCCTCTGCGGCACTTACAATTACTGCAATAGGTTCTGCTGGCAATGGGGCAGGAAAGACTACATTCAATCAGACTTCCGGCGATGCCTATGAATTGCTGGATTATGTTAATTTAGAAATCTTCAGTGACGGGGCTGGAGGGACGACAGATGTCGCCACGGCAGGGTCGGGGACAACAACCACCGTTATAGCCGTGTCTGGCGTTGATTTCTCCACCACCGAAATCCGCCGTAACGATATTGTTTATAACACTACCCGCTCAGCGCTCGCCCTTGTAGGAAGTGTAAGTGCGAATGTTAACCTACTACAAACAATTACGGGGCAAATCTCTGGCGATGCCCTTGCGTTCTTTAAATCTGCAATGCCTATTGCTTCGCAAATCCACGTACATTATGGACGGGTTTATTATTTAGATTCAAGGAACCAAACAAGGATTGTAATTTCTGCTCCTGATGACCCACAGGACGTAACAACCTACCAACAGACTTTAGATTCTACTAGCTTCAGTTTCGGTACACAGCAGCCCACTGGTGACATTATCCTCGCCATGAGCAGCTTCCAGCAGTTTTTCGTAGCTGCTGGACAGAAGAACCTTTATATCTACCAAGGCATTACCCCTATAGCTGATAGCAGCTCTACTACCGTGAATTTTACGCCGGTTTCGTTTTATCCTAACGGTGTTGCTGGCCGTTTTGGGCTTGGGACAAATGGTACGGATTTGCAGCACATCACTAAAGAAGGCTTGCAGAATATCAATATCGGCTCGAATGTAAGTAATACGACTTTACAGACTAATTTGAGCTTGCCTATCCGCTCTGCGGTTATAAACCTTATCCAAGGGGCCAACACAGACAATATCCAATACTCTTTCTACCCAAGGCGTTCTTGGCTGATGATGAAAATATCCGATAATATTTATGTTCTCAACACAAATCCGTCCTACAGCGAATCAGGCCAGTTAACACAGTTTTCGCAAAGTTGGCATTTATTCTCTGGCCCTTGGGCGCAGCAGAACCATTATTTTGTTCGAAGGAATGGCGACCTTCTGGCGTGCGGTGCTGGCGGGTTAGTTTACTCTATGGATGCCTCTGCTGCTACTGATGATGGAAGCCCTATAACTACCGATTTAATGACTGCATGGCTACGTTTGGAGGAACCGCAGGCAAGTCCCAGAGTCAAGCAAGGCCAATACATACGACCCATATTTGAATCTGCCCCAGACATAGGCTATACTATCAACGTTGTTGCGGGATGGGATGGTTTATCTCGTGACAGCATTGTCGTTTCTGCCGGAGCAACAGGGGCGATAGGTTCGGCTATTATTGGGATAAATGCTATCGGTGAAGGTGCTTATGCACAGGCTGATAAATATCCCCTGCGCTGGCGCGGTGAGCAAGCCAGAATCGAATTCATAACACAATCCAGTGCAAGCCCTGATGTTATTACGGGGTTTTACGTGTACGGGGATTTAAATGGGGTACGTTAAAATGGAAAAATGGCGGAAAATACCGGGTTATAGCAGATATGAAATCTCAGCCGAAGGGATGATAAGAAACAGCGATGGGAAAGTAATGACGCAGAGGCTGAATGGCTCAAGATTAAATAATAAATATCTTTCAGTAAATATCATGGGAGATGGGAATCGGCCTTGGCAAGAAAGACGGAAAATTCAACTTGTCCATCATTTAATTCTTATGGCTTTTGTCGGTCTACCACAAAAAGGGCAGATTGCTTGTCATAAAAACGATATTAAAACTGATAACCGTCTAGAGAACCTTTATTGGGGGACTTATAGCGACAATGCTAGAGATGCTATAAAACATGGTTTATTTGCTTTTACTCACCCCGGATTTGCAGAAAATCATGCAAGTGCTAAATTCTCGAATGAAACAATATCTTCGCTGCTTGCTGAATATACTGGAAAGCGCGGTGAACAGACGAAATTAGCTAAAAAATACGGACTATCTATTTCTCATGCTAACCAAGTAATTAACGGAAAACTGCGAAAGACAGGGTGAGATAATGGGACAGGCCTTAGGAACAATCGGACAGATTCTACCCGGCGCTATGGCAGTTAAAAACGCCTTTAGTGGGCCGCAGGCTAAATCCAGCGGGCAGCTTGCTAATGTGAATAATGCTATCATCAACCCACAGAATCCACTTTACGCGCAGCTTTATGGGCAGAATAAACAAAACAACCTAAATAGTCTATCCCAAGCTATTGCTGAAATGGAGCGCCAAAACCGTTCCCTTGCCGCGAATGGAAGAGTGCCTTTATTCGCCCAAGGCAGGGAAGGGGAGCAAGCTTTCAGGACTTTAACGCAAGGTTATCAGGGATTAGACCAAAATGCTCGCAATGCGACTTTACAGCAATTACAAGCTGGAGCAGGAGGGTTATCTGGCCAAGTATTACCCGCATCAAAGAGCCAGACCAACCTTGAATTAGGTGGCTATAGCGACATAAGCGATTTGCTCAAGAAATTAGGTGGAGGACAGCAGCAAACCACACCACTAACAGCTCCTTCTAACGAACAAACTGGCAATCCTTATAATCTTCCGTGGAAGGGATACGCAAGTGCCAACTAGTACAGGTTCAGCATTGGGTGACTTGGCAGCGCAGCTTTTGCAAATGCAGCAGCCGCAAAGCTCTATTGCCACACCGGGAACACCACAGCCTTCATTATCTAATCTATTCCCCCAGCAACAGGGCAACCCACAGCAAGCCTTGGCGACTTCTATGGCTAATCCGTTAGGCGGCCAAGAACCAGATTTAACGCAGCAGATTTTGGCGGCAAGGTTCCAGCAACCTGCGGCTCCTAGCTCATTCCAGCCCAATGCCCAACCACAAGCACAAAATCAGCCGCAATCCATCCCTGCTTTGATGCAGCAAATAAACCAGATGGCGCAGCCTACTTATGGCGATATTAGCAATACTGCTGTCCAAAGGTTTTCAACTGGAAATCCTGCATTAACAACTGAAGGAACAGTTGCTTCGCGTTTAACTCCGCAATTCGCCATGTTGAAGGAATTAAGCGGAGTGCAAAACCAGCAATCAGAATACGCTAAGAATATCGCACAAGCTGGATTTCTTAATGCACAAAGTGGCGCATATCCTAGTGCTGGTGGTGGGCAAACTGCTGGCTTAACTGGAGATGCTTATTTAGCCACTCTTCCGCCTCAATTTGCTAACCAAGTAAAAGCTTTAGCAGAAGGAAGATTGAACTTCCCAACCGGCTTCGCCCTTAAATCCTCTTACTGGCAGCAGATGCTAGGGGCATTGTACCAATACGACCCCAACGCTTCAGCACAAAGTGCCAAAGCTCTGGGAGCGTTTAACACTGGCAAACAAGGCGACCAAACAAGGGCGTTTAACGTAGCTTATGCTCACCTTGGAACCCTTAGCCAACTTACCGATGCCCTACAAAATGGTGATATGAAAGGAATTAATGCGATTTCTAATGCCTTTCAAACCCAATTCGGCCAAACTCCACCCACTAATTTTAACGCCGCAAAACAAGTGGTGACTAATGAAATCATTAAAGCAGTGGTTGGGGCCGGTGGTGGTGTAGGCGATAGGGAAACTGCCCAGCAACAGCTTAATGCAGCAAACAGCCCAGAGCAGTTAAAGGGTGTTATCGAAACCTACAAGAACCTCATTAAAGGGCAGCTTGGTGGTCTAAAACAACAGTACGAACAAAGCACTGGCAGGAATGATTACGAACGTCTTTTAAGCCCTGATGTAAAAAACTCCCTCAACCCCCAACCCGCTATGGATGTTAAATCACTTTCTGACCAAGATTTACTAAAGGCCCTTCAATGATGAACAACCCCGGAAATCTAAGGCCAGTAGGAAGCCAAACGGGATTCCAGCAATTCGATTCGCCGGATGCCGGACTTGCTGCAATGCAACAGGATTTGCTTGCCAAGATTTCAGGCAACAGCAATGCCATGAAAGCGAGGTATGGAGCTAATTATCAACCTACTATCAACAGTGTTATATCTACTTATGCGCCTTCTTCAGAGAATAATACGGCAAATTATATAAACTTTGTGGCAAAGAATAGCGGCCTAGACCCTAACCAGCCACTTGCTCCCTCTGATGTGACTAGGATAATGCCTCCCATGCTTAAAATGGAAGGTTCTAACGTGCAAATGCCGCAGACTACCTCACAAGATACTCTTATTGGTTCTGGCTCTCCCTCTAAAATAGAATTAATTTTAGAAGCTGATAAGCGTGGGATTCTCCCGCCCGATAAGAAAGCCCTATTAGATGAGGCAAAAAGCAGGGGATTAATAAAAGATTCTGCTGGTTCTACTGCTGATTCAATAGTGCAGCCGTTTATGGACACTTTCGCTGGCGGTGTGGATTCTGCTAAAAATGTCGGAAGACTACTCACCGGACAACCTACCCAGAATTACACGCCTGATTTAAACGCCTTAAAAGCTGGTGCCGACCAAGCCCCTGAGGGTGCTGGATTCATAGACAGGGCTAAAAGTGCATGGGCTAATACTTCCGGGCCGCAAATTGCTGGTGCTGCTGAAGAAGCACTTATGACTTCCCCACCCGGCCAGATTGCTTCTGCCGTTGCCGGAACCGTAGGAAATATCCCCACTACTTTAATTGGGATGGCTAACCAGAAAGCAGAGCAAAGTTTAGGAATTCCGCATCAATATTCCCAAGCCGCTGAAATGTTATTGCCATTCGGTGCTAAGAAAATTGGCGGGATGTTAAAGCCCGCTGTTGAGTCTGCGCCCGGTACTTTCATGGATTTAATGAGGGATAATAACAACGGCCCTCCGCCACCTCCGGGCGCTCCTCCGGCGCTACCGCAAGAACTAAGCAATTTATCCATGCTTCCTGCCGCTGCTAAGGGTACAACTTTCGCCAAAGCACCTAATCCTATTGATGCTGGATTGAAGGCCAACCAAGCCATTAGCCAGCAATACGGGCAGGATTTATCTACGCTGCAAAGCCACTATAAAACGCTCAACGGGTTAGGTAATATATTTTCCGTCAAAGCCCCTGAGCTTTATGGCAAACTGGATGGAATAATCAATTACTTATCTGATAAGGTTGCCCCCGGCAGTAAGGAGCATCTAGCCCTTTCAAATCTTATTGATATACGGGATAATTTATCTGAAAAATATAGCGTAAACTCAAAACCTCCACAAGACACAGGAATTATTAATCCTAACGGCGAACCCATCATCAAGCCCGGCGTGAAGGGTGTCGAGGCTTACGGGATAAACCCATCTGACCTAGTTGATATAAAAACCGCTATAAATTCAGGCTTGAATACCAATAGGTTTGTGACCTCTGGCGGCGGTAAACTTCTGGCGTTCAAATCCTATGTAAATGATGCCCTCAAAAACGCTTCTGATTTATCCCCTGAGTTCGGAAAAGCCCTTAATACAGCGGAGAAACAGGCCGCAAGAGTCGGGCAATATAAGTCATCACAATTAAAACCATTGTGGCAGCCTGAGGATTATGTGGCATGGAAAGCAGCGCAGAACGACCCAACCAATGCCGGAGTCTCAGCAAGTACTCTAAGCCGCGCTAATGAATTCCTAGATAACTTGAACAGCGATAAGGCTGGCAGAGCCTCCATTCTATCAACACTTCTTCCGCCTGAAATGGCAAAACAAGTATTGAGACAGGCTATTATCCACGGCAGGCGCACAACTCCTAACTTTGCTAGTGCTGGCATGCAATTAGCTGGTGGTAGCCCCATTGGTGCTTTGAAAACCCTTGGTGCTTCCGTGATGAATCCGCAAGAAGTTCCCTTATTGGAGCTATCTAAAAACCTAAAGAAAATGGGGGCAAAATGACAATACTTATAAAGACATCCGTTAAAACCTACTTTGAAACTGGTGATAGGCCTACTAGTAGCCAATTTGGCGATTTCATAGATTCTGCATTATTCCTTGCAGAAACCACATCACAGACGATTGTAGGCTCTATTATCGTAAGCGGGAATACTACGCTTAATGGCGGGTTGACTGTTTTAGGGGGTACTGTTTCAATTACATCAGCCGCGCTTTCTTCTCCCGTTATTACTTCTGGTGCAATCAATAGCACGGTGATAGGAGCGACTTCAGCAGCAGCGGCTAATTTCACAAGCGCAGTTTTAGTTTCTGGTTTGGCCTTTTCAAATGCCCCTACAACTGCTGCTATATTGCAGGTCAATACTAGCGGTGGTTCTGTAATAGAGAATAACGCCTTCGCAGGGGCGGCGACATTCTTAGGGCAGAGAACACAAGGAAGAGCCGATGCTAAAGCTAAAGTAAGCGCTAATAATCAATTAGCCTCATTCGGCGGCGGCGGATATGATGGGACAAATTATAGCGGTTATAAGGGGGGGGTGAGAATAATCGCTGCTACGGATTGGGCTACAACAGATAACGGAACGCTTGTTTTAATCCAAACCACTTCTGCTGGTTCTACCACTGTAGAGGAATGTACACGTTTCGATTCAAAGAAAAACGTTTTCCTTTCTTTCGATGGAACTACTGGTGTAATTGCCACAGGAGCTACGGATAGGATGCCATCTATGCCGTCTTGCGCTGGAGCTAAAACCGGAACACCTACCACGCAAACTGGCATGTGCCCTTTTGTTTATGATACCACTAATAACAAACTGTGGATTTACAACACTCCAAGTGCTGCTTGGAAATCAATAGCATTAACATAATGACTGAACAAATTCTCTTAGAGCATATGCTAAAGCAAGCCAACCAAGTAGGCAAGGTGGAGGCTGGTATTGATGGCTTACGGGAACAGCAAAAAGCCCATGCCGAGCAGATGTTGAGGGATAACATGACGATAAATGTTAAAATTGACGCACAAACAGATAAGTTAGACGATGTGGTAGAATATATAAACACACAGAAAGGCCAGAAAATGGCGATTATAGCATTTGCTACTGTATTTTCTGCTGCTATAGTTAAGGCATGGGATTCATTTGCATCTAAATTATCATTATAGGAGATAGTATGAAAACATGGTGGCTACAGGCCGGAAAGCCTTGGATGATGGAAAACCTTACGTGGGTTGCGCTTATCATAGCGTGCGCCGTAGCGTTATTTTTCTGCTGGCAACACGAGCAAAGAGTTATGCAAGCTCTTCCCTTGGTGTTCTTTGGCTTTCCTATACTCCACGCCATCGTACAGATTATAAGGAACCCCGTAAAAGAAGAAACCAAGATGCAGCAATTAATGGCCGGAACGGTAGATAGTCTGAAAATTGAAGCCGTAGCAGGCGAGGATTTTGTCCTGCATTTAAAGCATCTTATTGAAAAGCACCTAGGCCATTCGGTAGTGATTACCCCTGCGCCGGTTGTGTCTACACCAGTTATGCATGGAACGACTGAGGGCGCTGGCTCGGTCCCTCAACCAATACCGCAGGCTTAATATGTTCGGATGGGGATTCAGGGCTTGGTTTATCATTATTGCAGCGGTAGCATTGCTGGGCTGGTTATCCTATATCGGTTACAGCCTATACTATGCTGGCCAGAAAGATGTTGAACTGAAACAAGCGGAGGCTCAAATTACAGAAACCAAGAAAGTACAAAAGGCATATGCTAAAATTGACCGCGCTACCCCTCATTCTGATAAGCCTGCTGGTATTGAATGGCTGCGGCATTACGCGAGTGCAGGTTACTAGCTACGCTCCGCTTCCTGTGTTTCCAACGTGTGAAACCATAAAGGATGCGGCGAGGGCAGACGCACCGGACTCTGTATGGAGGGATTGGGTTAGGGTAGTTAATGTGATGCTTAAACTAAGGGAACTGGAGGCCAAAGATGAGCTTGAAAAGTTTGCCGTTTGTGTTATTGACAACCACACTATCAGTAACCCCCCTAGAAAAGCCAACCCAATTCCAAAGCCTCCTTTCAAACCTGCTGACACCCCAATCCTCCACGAGTCGATGTCACAAGCCCTGCTCAGCAGATAATGCCCTTTATAGCCTAATAAGGCGTTTTGAGGGATTCTCCCCCTATACCTACCTCGACTCTGCTGGTAAGCCTACTATCGCTTTTGGGCACCTTATTAAGCGTGGAGAGGTCTTTGAGGAGCCTATCACTAGCCAACAAGCCCAAACACTGCTAGAAAACGACTTAAAGGCCGCTGTAGGGGGTGTTAATAAGGCAGTAAAGGTTCAAATGAGGCAGAACCAGTTTGACGGGCTTTCTTCTTTTGCCTTTAACGTAGGGACTGGAACCCTCCAAAAATCTACGCTTTTAAAGAAGGTAAACGCCGGTAAAGATGTAGAAGTACCCCCGCAGTTTCTAAGATATTCCTACGCTGGCGGTAAGCGTTTAAATGGGCTAGTAGTCCGCCGACAGGCTGAAGCTAATCTGTACGCTGGGAAATAACTGTTGACACCTTATACCCATAAGCACAGCGTAACCTAAACAGGAGGATTTATGGACTTAATTTCGCTCATTATCGTGCTGGTTGTACTGGGTGTTTGCTGGTACATGATAACCACATATATCCCGCTACCGGGGCCGATTAAGACTGTTATTACAGTCATCGCAGTTCTCGTTCTATGCTTGGTGTTGCTGCAAGTAGCAGGTATAGGCCATTACCGAATAGGAAACTAAAGCAAAAAGGCTGCCTCCATTTCTAGAAGCAGCCCTTAAGACGGTTTAAGGTGAGCTTTCGCCCAGTTTAAAGCGTTAATCTCTGCCAGACCTACACCAGCCTTCGCAGGTTCGGACTAGCCCAAAAATCATACCATAATATGCGGTAGTGTCAATCGTCCTTTGGCGGTGTGTACGTAGGAATAAACGGCTTTCCTTCATTAAATTGAAGTTCAGCAACCATACGCTGCTTAAAGTTCAGGTATAGTTCTTCAACTTCATAAACCCTGTCGCCTTCGGGGTCAATGATAGTAATATAGCCGCCTAGGGCGAAAAACTGCTTATAATCCATATTACCTCCACTCATCCTGATGGGAGAGGATGAATTCCATGATATCATCAGTTATAGCCATGAAGCACTCATTGGTATGCTTGAGGACACGCACCTGAGCGTGCTCTTCCTGTTGTTTTCGCCACTTCTGCAACTCCTGCAACAGCACCTGCTCTATCCATGCGGAGGCGTTAGGTTTTGTCATAAAGAGACCCCTTAGTTATTAGCGAATGAATCATCCTAAACAATACGCCCCATGCAACAATACCAGCAATTATCGCCATCGGAGATATAACAAACCAAAATAGTATTTCGCCTGCTTTATCGCTCATTATCCCTCCGTTTAATCCTTGTTACTCGTTACCTCACTAGACATCATAAGCGGCGGACTGTTTATAAGTCGTATTGAAGTCGCCACCGCAAGTTCTAATATTGTGCGGGCATATTCCTTATCATAATCCCTGCATTTATGGCACCGCTCGCACCAACAAACTTCCAATTTATCAACCTTCAAAGTTTTCCCATCCGTTGTTAAAATAGGCCGCGTATCATCAATATATTTGTGTATTCCGAATGTACATAAAATGCTCACACACACCTTCCTTTCATAATATTCTCGCTGTTATGCGCCAAGGTAATATTCCTCTTTGTAAGAGTGTTTTCCTTAAAACACAATTTCGTCATCGTCTAATGGCGGGTGTTGGTGGTTTTCGGCAAGCATTGGCGTTTCAGTTTGCTTCTGCTGTTTTGGCTTGTAACTACCAGAATACCCCTTACCGCTTTTAGCAGGCCATACCGCAAATTCATGTACTTCCTCGCCTATGGTTACATAACCCTTGTAGTGCGGACGCTTGCCTGATTTATCATCACATTCAAAAAAGTTAATACGACCTTCCATAACTACCTCACTTGCATGATTTCTTTTTCGTAAACGCGCAATCCGGCTATATCGCCGCCCCGCCCACGAATTTCTTGATTGACCCTCACCGTATCCACCTGCACAAGGTCAGGCCGTGCCTGTGCTAGCGCGATTATATCCACCAACTCGAATGTCCATTGCTTCTTTACGGTGCTAACCGCACCCGTTTGCCCATAGGTTGTAGGGCGATGCTGCGATACCACTGGGGCGATAGGTTCTAGGGCAATGGGAGGGGCTAGGGGACGCTCTACCGTAGAATCCTTAGCCAAAGCCTCTTCTTCCTTCCGGCGCTTCTCTGCGGCCTCTAATCTGGCCTTTTCTTGTTTCGTGGCTTCTTCCTGTGCGCGTTTTTCCTCTTCCTTTTGGAAAACCAACATGTGCCCCTTTACCGCCTCTTCAGCTTCCATAAGAGGCACTGTCATGGCTTTAAAACGCGAATTAATAGCCTTCACGCCCTCATTAAAGGGCTTTACCAAACGGGTGCGCTCGTCCTCTATTTCCTTCGCCCTGTTCTTTATAGCTTTCACAAGGTCGGTGGCATGGCTTAAATCGGCGCGTGTCATAATCATGACATTTCCAGCCGCATCACAGAGTTCGTGAGCCGTGGAACGTAGCCGTACTTCGTTAGGGTCTTCTTGTGTTACCAATGCTAGATTGTTCATAATCCCTCCTATGCTAGTGCTTGAGCGGTTTCACGGAATTTAATACCAATGTGAGCAAACAAATCAGGACGCTCCGTTTGCATCGCCCTGAGTGTTTTTGCATTGCTGCGGTTTATAAGGCCGACATCACTAGGATTTCTCGCGTTTTCCAGCATCGCCTCCAATTCTCCTGTGAAAGTGTCAAAATCCAACCCCCCATCCGGCGTGATTAATGCCGGTATAACATAAGCGTCTTTATGGGGGCGCAACGGGTCGCTTGGTTTGTAGGAAGCGGCTGGAGGAGTGGCTTGCACTTCATGGGTTACTGCATCCGCATCATTCTCGCCTTCTGTCGGTATAGAAAAGGCTTGCAAGCAAGCATACTTGTAGGCCGCTGATAGCGCCTTGTTTGTGGCCTTATCCCCGCTGTCCATTGCCTCACCGTACATCATAACTTCGTGCTTGCTACCGTCATGCGAGCTTATGAAGTCAAACCGCACCTGCACAGTCACATAAAACAGCACCCCACCGCTCTTTGATTGTTTCTCTACGACTTGGCGCTCTAAAACAAAAGGAAGGACGCACAGCCCGTGTTCAGATAATAACGGGGCAACGGCGTTAAAAACGTCATCTATGCCCCTAAATTTATACCCCTGCTGCACGTTGCTACGGTCTTTTGTGATGCCTTCCTTTGACAAAGCCGCTTGGATGCGGGAAATAAGCTGGTAAACATTCCCACCGGCCTCCGGCTCTTTGCCCTTTTTACTCGGCTCGGTACTCTTTACCAATGTTGTTGCTGCTTGCATGTTACTCTCCTTTTATAAATTTGTTAATACGCACGATAATTTCAGCTAGCCTGTTGTGGTTCTCAACCAAAGCCGAATAGTCTATAGCCACAAGTTTAGGGATGTCTGCGAACATCCGCTCAAGCGCATCTATATCCTGCCCTATGGCGCGAACAGCATAGCCAGCTTGCCCCATATCCACCTTAACCTCTGGGTCGTCAAGGGAAGGCTCTTTGTGGTCGTTTATGTTGGTTACGTTGTTCATATTCATCCTTTCGCGGGTGAGGTGTTTGTTGCGTCATCGTGCCAGCCTGACATATAAATTTCATGGTTTTCCATCCGTATAGCGCACCATTCTATAAGTTCTGCCATCCAGTTATCATTGCCTTGGAACGGGCCGGGGCGTGGTTTCAAATACTTTATATAAAAACGTCTTAAACGGCTCATCACTTCCCCCCATCCTTATCCGCTGGTCATTTTCTTTGTTCCTTACTTATGCTAATTAAGCAATTACCTCTAGCCTCTGCGTGAGATTTATGTGATTTTTCCTTGCCAAAGATTGTTCTTACATCATAAGAGTATGTTGTATTAAGAAGCCATCCAATTTCTGATGCGATTTCTTCTACATTGGCCGATTCTTTGTTGGTTGCTGTGATTTCAATCATCATACACGCCCCCAACAATGATACATTAAAGCTATCTCTACCGTAAGCATAACAAGCCCTATCCATAAAACATGGGCAGCTATGTTATTAGAGTATTTGGTTAGTTCTTTCATATACCGAACACTTTCTTTATCTGCTCAGGGGTTGCCGGTGGTCTTCCTTGGCGCGCTAAATCAGATTGCAGGGCTTCTATAGAGCGTTGTGTCAGCAGTCCTATTAAATCATTACAGCCACTCTCGGTTACTCCGTTGCTCATGTCAAAAATGATTGGTGCGTTGTTGTCGTTCATAAATCCTCCAAACGGTTGTTAAGTTCTTTAGTTACTGGGTGGAATAGGTCGTCGAGCAATTCTGATATTCTTTGCTTTGCCTCTTCCGTATCAACCCGCTCAATCGAAATCTTCCGGCCAGCGTTGAATGCACTTAATAATGTTATGGCGTAATAATTAATATCTGCCTTGGTTTGCGAAACATCAACCAATTCACCCTCTATATCTTCCCGCATACGCTCGGTTACTTCTTTGTTTTCTTTTGCCATAAAAGCTCCTATTTAAGGTTAAAATACATCCATCGAGCATAATCATTATTTAGCGATTGCGACCATGTTATTTCATCCACTCCTTCGCAGCTTAAAATCTCAAACGCCTCATCCTCTGAAAGCTCGCTATCTCTGGCAAACAAAGCACGTTGCCCTATCTCATCATGGAAAGCATTTTTAACTAATCCCATAATCCTACTCCTTCACTAAAATATAATGCGCTATAGAGGTATTAAGCTCTGGTATGTATTCCATCCTGCTATGGATTGTAATGTTCCATTTGTGGCGGAGTACATGGATAACTGAGCTTAGCCTGAAACCAGCACCGAAGTCTGAAAAACTCACTCCGATATTCCTGCGTTTCCGCAAAAGCTCAAGCACCCTTTGGTTTCCTGTTTTCTTTGTGCGCTTTTTCATGATTAATCCTCCTTCTGCATTTCAGATAATTCCTTCGTGAGTTTATCCCGTTCCGCTATTTCTTCATTGGAAAGATTCTGGTCGAGTACCTTTTCTTGCAACTGCCGTACTCGCAGTTCAGCTAGACGCATGTAATTATCTCTTAACAACATAAACCCTCCTTAGTTATTGATGTAATCCGTAGCGTATGTAAACAGATATTGACTACATCGTGAACATCTGCTATGAATTATGTTATAGGCTAGGTTTACGGAGTTGTCAACAGGAAAATATATGAATATCAAAAATCTTTTAAACGCAAGCGAGGCAGCCGGTTACATCGGCATATCGCACACTTATTTCTATAATATAGTGAACGGCAAAGTTAAGGGAATGGAAATCCCCGCTCCTGTCCATACAATGAATAACCTGAAGCTTTATAACAGGGCGAGCCTGAATAAATTGAAGAGGAAATACGCTGCTAAAAAGAACGGCAAAGTAACCGCAAACGATTTTGTATAATATGATTACGGATGAATTTTCTTCATTTCCTGTATCCCGCCAGAGAAAGTACCAACTGCGGAAAAAAGCAGAGAGGGCGTGCGCGATTTGCGGTGATAAAAATATTGTAAATACAAACTTTTGCATAAGACATACGAAAGCAAACAGTAAAAGACGTAAAAAACGCTATAAAAAAAGGAAAGATAACGGGCAATGCGTTTATTGCGGCACCCCGCATGATACTGGTGGTAGGTTTTGCGAAATACACAGGGTAAAGCTCAGCAAATATATGAGTTCCTATTATCGCAGAAAGAAGTCTACAAAACAATGACCACCCTCTCCCTTCAGGAATACCGCAAGCTCGCAAAGAAGCCGAAACGTAGCAAATACGGGGCAATAAAGACGAAAGTTGACGGGGTGTTGTTTGCATCAAAACGTGAGGCTGCTAGATATTCTCTTTTAAAGCTACGCGAAAAAGCTGGGGAGATTTCTGGACTTAGAACGCAACCTACTTATGATATAACGCTGAATGGTATATTCATTTGTAAGGTAAAATTAGATTTTTGGTATTTTGACAAAACCATCAGACAGCAAGTAATAGAAGATTCCAAGGGCATGGACAACCCCATGAGTAGGCTGAAAAGAAAATTAGTGCAAGCCAAGACCGGAATTAAAGTGGAGCTTGTTTAATGAATGGTATTATTCTCCAGTGCTGGACTTGCAGGAAGCGTTTGCCGTCTCCTTCTGCTGAGCCTCAGATGGCTTGCGATATAATTAGGGCGGCTCATGAAATTGGCCTTATGCCGTTCTTCGATTATAACCACCAAAGAGTTTTAATTTTTTGCTCTGATTTATGCGCCGAGCACGCGATGACTAAGAATAAACGGGCATTTAAAACGAGAAGGCCAAAGGAGCGTACTAAACCACCACAAACAGAAGCCGTAGCTTAATGCTCATCCACGAAACCCCACAAAGAGCCGCGCCGAACATCAAGAAGGTGCTTGACCTTGTTATTGATAAATCCCCCTGCATGGTAACGGCTGACATTTCTACCGTGTATATGTGGGTTAATGAAGGATGCCTTATAGAAGATGATATATTGCCTACAATGGAGGAAATCTTTAAGAAAAAGAAAGGTATAAGGACATTCAGCTATTTTACCAATGCAGTGCTGGCGGCTAGGGATAAACGTGGTATCGCAAAAACCATAACCAAGAAGAACACCCCAGACCCCCTCCTAATCCTCAAATCGTGGGCATGGAAGCGTGGTAAGGGTATTTACCTATCTAAGGCTCAGGAAGATGAGCTTGATGCGTATGAGGCTAAGAATGGGAGGTTTTATGGATGACGCTTTAGTAAAATTCTGTAAGGATTGTAAATGGTACAGAGATAGGCACGGATATTGTGTATGCCCCTCTTTGCCGTGGAACAAAGATGAAATAGAAAGGTTTACTGACCAGACAAAGCCTGCCGAAGAATTCTTTGTTACTGGCAAAAACAAAAAACCCCCTATTTCTTGGTATTATGCAACGGGGGCTAGAAAATTAGAACAGCAGTGCGGCAAAAGCGGTAAATTTTTCACACAAAAACCTAAGCGTAAATGGTGGGAATTCTGGCTATGAAACAAATATGGCTTATAATAGAATGGCAGCTACCAGACGGTACTGGAAGGGTTGTTAAGGTGGTGGAGGGTGACTACGAAACCGCAAGGGAAGCAGCTTTGCAAATACAAAAGCCAGCGAATAGCGCGGTGAGCATCAGCCAGATAATCCACCCGCAAAGTCCGAAAAATATCGTTTACAAGAAAAACAAACTTGCAAAAGATAAGAAAGTATGATTAGGTGTTGATGCCCCCGCATAGATGGTTCTACCGGGGGCTTATTCAGTCTGTAGCAGCAGTCCTGAATAGATACTTGATACCTTTGCATAATGTGCATAAAAAATCAATGTGTTTTTATCTGCTGCTCCCGGCCTTAACAAACGCCGAAGACAGAACTGTTATAGGAAAACGGGTGTCTTTTCCCAGCAATGGGGTTTCCGCACCGCCCGAAGCTGTAACGAGTGGGGGCATATCTTGACGAACGTACTGCAAGAGCCTGATAGAGTTTCAGGGCAGGGGAGTGTTAATGGTTCACTATAAAAAACAGTCAAGGTAAACGTTTTTAGATAGTTACACCCTCAATCCGTATTGCCCGAAGGTAGGGGGCAGGGGTTATACGGAAAGCGGATTATTGCCTATGGTAAACTTGATTATATTACTATGCTTAACCCAACAAACAGGAGATAGCGCATGACTGATGCAATAAACAACGAAGGCCACGGAAAGCTGTGGGGATGGTTCGGGTTATCTCGCGCCAGCTTTTTAACCCTGCCGAGGGTTTTAATGCACGAAATGCCGGATGAGTGGCAGGGAAAGATGGCCGATTTACTGGAGCAGTACGATGCTACTTATACTAACCAACCAGATATTGATACATCCGTGAGGGCGACAAAAAATGGCAAGTTAACAAAATTCCCTAGTTGGATGCTTAATTATCGCCACCCGGATTATGAAGCCATAGAGGAGCTACGAAAACCCTATGGCTTCAATGATATAAACTTAACTGTTGACAACCCACTCAACCTAGTATAAATATAATTTATAACCCTAAGATGGAGATGGCAGATGACCACACAAGAAAAAACATTAGTTGAGTTAGGCTTTGTTCGCTTGCGGGGAAAGTGGGTTTATTCTGGCGCGGTTGCTAATGATAATTCTAAACCGAAAGCCGCATAATGCAACACAAACTCATAATCACAATAACGCTGGTTGCGCTTTCTATTGTGTTTTATTCACTGGGCTACTTTATCGGGCATGGCGTAATGCTGCATGATTGCCGTGAGATTGTAAGCTCTAAAATAGCCGTGCCTGCGCCGATTATTTATTTAACGGAGGGGAAATGAAATGCCCTGCCTGCTCACGCGATAACAACATGGTGTATGATAGCCGTGATTCTACTACTGAAGGCGATTCTATAAGGCGAAGGCGTAAATGTTTACAGAAGAAATGCGGCCATAGGTGGACGACTTACGAGATAGCTACAGATATGCTTCCTTCTCAATCCGAGGGGGCGAAAGAAAAGCGATTAGTGCATAAGATTTTTGAGTTAATACAAACAGAGTATGATTTTGAGGAGATGGGAGAATGAAAATAACGAAACTCTATTTTTACAGAGAGCCAGTCGTTGCGGCGTATATGGAGCAAAAGTTTGGTATGCGGTTTCTTGATTATGCTTTTGTGGACCACCCAGAGCCGGTAGATTTTGAATTTGATTATGAGTCAATTCTTTGGAATGGGCATCCTGAACAAAAATTTACAATTAGCCCCGACAGCGTTCATTTGCTTGAGCCTATTGCGGGTGATGTTGTAATGGATGATGCGACAATATTTGAGATTGGCCCTGACGGGATACCAGAACATTTTAACATCACCCGCAATA